GACAGGATCTTAACTCCTACCACAACCTTGATGCCGAGGTCGAGCTCACTCAGATTCTATCTGAGCAGATCGCTCTTGAAATTGATCGTGAGATCATCGAGGATCTAATTCGTGGCTCAAAGGCTGGTGTTCGTTACTGGTCGCGCGCTGCGGGTCGATTCCTTGATCGCGAAACTGGTAAGGAGGTTGGCGCTACTACGGCTACTCCCGACTTCACCGGTAACGTGAGCGAGTGGTATGAGACGCTTATTGAGACCATCAATGATGTCTCTGCTCAGATCCACCGTAAGACTCTACGCGGTGCTGCCAACTTCGTCGTCTGCGGACCTGAAGTTGCCAACATCCTTGAGTTCACGGCTGGCTTCCGCGCCAATGTCACTGCTGACAGTGATAAGGGCACGATTGGCACCGTTAAGGTTGGTTCCGTTTCTAAGAAATGGGATGTTTATGTCGATCCCTACTTCCCGCGCAGCCTCGTGCTGGTGGGCCGTAGAGGCGGTAGTTTCCTAGAGAGTGGTTATGTATACGCTCCCTATGTGCCGCTGCAGACCACGCCTACAATCTTCGGCGTTGAGGACTTTGTACCCCGTAAGGGCGTCATGACCCGATATGCCAAGAAGATGGTGCGTCCAGATATGTATGGACTAGTTGTCATTCGTGATCTAGTTTAATTATAACTGACGTAAGGTCAAAATAGTTAAAGCCCCGTCTCTTTTGAGGCGGGGCTTTCTATTTATAACAGTATCACTAGTTAACCTTGAGGACTAATAAATGGCTCTTCCAAAATTAAATCCAGCTTCTACTACGAATTCTAATATTTTACCGGTCACGGGAACGTCCGGTGATGTTGCCGCGGCACTCCCTTTTGGCATTTATGAAACGACGGCATTTCACGCCGGCGCAGCTGATCAGGTAGCATACACTTATAAAAAATTAGGCGGTGATATATTAGATATTGAGTTAACGGCTGGAAATATATATGCAGCCTATGAAGAGGCCTGCTTGGAATATTCATACATTGTTAACGTGCATCAGTCGAAGAATTCGCTCTCAAGCTTTTTGGGTCACTCTACTGCCTCCTTTAATCAGGATGGGCAAATTACAAGCGGCCACTCTCTTTCGGGTTCAAAAATAGAACTAAGATATCCAAAGTATGATTACGGCTATATAAGGCGAGTTGGAGAACGCGTTGCTACCGATTCTAATGTTGGGGGCACCGAATATATTTATTCAGGATCTGTAACCAAAGTTAATAGTCAATCAGATTATGATTTACAGACTATTATTTCTGAGTCAGCGGCAACCGATTCGACTGTTCCGTATTATGGCAAAGTCGGTAATAAAAGAATTACAATTCGGAGACTTTATTATAAAACACCTCAAGCCATGTGGCGCTTTTATGGTTATTACGGAGGATTCAGTGTAGTTGGAAACTTAAGAACTTACGGACAGTATGCAGACGATTCCACATTCGATATTGTACCTGTTTGGCAGAACAAACTTCAATCAATGGCTTACGAGGATGCCTTAAATACTAGGGTATCTCATTGGTCGTATGAGATAAAGAATAATATGCTTCGTATACACCCTACTCCCGGATCTAACAGTCCAGCAAAGTTTTGGTTTCAATTTACTGTAGAGACGGACCCTTGGGACGATTCTGCTGGAGATAGGCTTTCAGGAGTCAAGGGCGTCAATAATATGAATACGTTACCGTTTCAAAATATAGCCTATAATAGTATTAATTCCATAGGAAAGCAGTGGATCCGCCGCTTTGCTCTGGCCTTGGCAAAAGAAATGCTAGGACAGATACGTGGGAAGTTTGCTTCTATTCCTATTCCAGGAGAATCGGTCACCTTGAATGCTTCTGAATTGTTAGCCCAAGCGAAAGCGGAGCAAGATGCTTTGCGAGAAGAGCTTAAGACAACATTTGACGAACTTACGTACTCTAAACTTGCCGAGGTCGATGCAACAATCGGAGATAATGCTGAAAAAGTTTTGGCCGATATACCGGCCGGCATCTACGTAGGGTAGATAGATGGGAAACACGAACAACAAATGGGATCAACCTGCGGCCCCTCCTCCTCCCATGTTTTTTGGGAAGAAGGAGCGTGATTTGGTCAAGCAGGTTAATGACGAGCTAGCTGAGCGCGTTATTGGGCAAACTGTTATATATTACCCTATTGACGTTGATAGAACTAATTTTCATTCGTTATACGGGGAGGCATTGGATAAAACCTTTTTACCGCCAGTCCGAGTATATGCTTATGTAGTTGTTGAGAACGAGCAAACAAACGATAAATACAGCTATGAATATCAAAGCAAATTAACGATTCATTTTCATCGCAAAAGATTAACAGAAGATCAAAATCTTTATGTTCGCCCTGGCGACTTTGTTCAATACGGCGATAAGCTATACGAAATAGCCAAAACCTATAATGATACTAAATATTATTTCGGTCAGGTAGAACATAAATTTCAGATAAGTGCAGATTGTGTCCGTGCACGCAGAGGAACATTTCGAGGTATAAACGATGACAGTTAAAAAGAATCAAAAAGAGTTACAGAACAAGTTCCCCATTCGATTTGCGTATATGGATGATAATACCACCGAGGGTAAAGTACAAGAAGTAGTGATGATGCCTTCTACATTAGAAACCATTGATTATGCTCTTTACGATTTTATTAACGAAAAATTAAATTTATTCACCACCACCAACGAAGGCTTTGAAAAGGTGCCCATTATTTGGGCGTCCGCAGAAAGAGCTTTTCAGATTAAAAACAACAAAGACGTAAGGGACTCAGAAGAAACATTAATACTTCCCCTTATCACTGTTGAAAGAAAGTCGGTTATCAAAGAGCCAAATAAGAGAGGACTTCCGTGGGCTAATGTAATGCCAATTAACGATTCCAAAGGGGGCACTATTACGGTAGCTCGACGTCTTAATCAGAAGAAAACTTCCGAGTTTCAAAACAACTTGGCGGATCGTAGATTTGGCCCGGGCAACGTGCGTTCCTCTATGCATGCCACCAATAAAAGAAATATGGTAGCTGGAAAAAATGTATATGAAACGATAACTATACCTCTTCCCACCTGGGTGACCGTTGGATATGAAATTAGTTTGCGCACCGAATACCAGCAGCAAATGAACGACCTTATCCAGCCGTGGGTGACTATCGCAGGGAACAGCACAATGCCTCCTCGAATCGAGAGAGATAATCACAAATTTGAAGTGTTCCTTGAAGGAAACTATGCAAATAATAGCAATACTAGCAACTTAGACATGACTCAAAGAAATTATGAGACAGTAATTACAGCAAATGTTTTAGGATATTTGATCGGCGACGGGCCCAACCAAGAACGTCCGAAGATAGTAAAGCGTCAAAATGCCGTAGAATTTCGCTTTGCCAGAGAGCACGTAGTGGTGGGAGATATACCAGAAAATATCGATAGTAGAGGTTTTTATAGAGAATAAGACTGTTGGGGCGCCCCTATACTATTTAATAATGAAAATAACTTAAGTTAATCACTTAATTAATGCAGTAGGAGAACATCAAGAATGGCGGTTAAGAAGTTTAGATTTGTATCCCCTGGCGTTTTTGTTAACGAAATTGACAATTCGCAGGTACCAGCGTCTCCAGCTGGTCTGGGCCCGGTAGTAATCGGACGTGCCCCAAAAGGCCCCGGTTTACGGCCCGTAACAGTTGATTCTTTTTCAGAATTTGTTGAGATCTTTGGCTCCCCAATAGCTGGTGGAGCAGGCGGCGATGTTTGGCGCGATGGAAATTCGACCGGTCCCACATATGGAATATATGGCGCGCAAGCATATCTTCGGAACAGTTCTCCCTTAACCTATGTACGCCTGCTCGGTGCACAATCGGCCGCGAAGGCTTCCAGCGGCGGCCCTCGTAATGACGGCGGCATCGGCGGATGGAAGGTTTCAGCCGCAAACAGCACCACGTCCGAAGGGGCATACGGGCTGGTAATTTTTGCTTCGGGTGCGAACAACACTACTGTTTCTACACAAGCTACTCTTACGGGCGCCCTGGCTGCTGTTTTTTATGTTGATCGCTCCACGACGAATTCATCTAGTCTTTCTTTAAGCGGCACTCTCGTAGGCCTCAGTGGTACTAATGCGTTAGCCCTTAGCGGCACATCGGTTCTTCTAGACGCTATTGGTTCAACCTCAGACTATGAATTTAAGATGGTACTCGCGAATTACCAAGGAACCAAGGATAAAACAACTGCTTTTAACTTTAATCCGGATTCTCCGCGTTATCTTCGTAAGGTTTTTAATACGAATCCGCAACAATCAAACGAACAGACAGTTGAGGATCCGATTAAATATTGGCTAGGTGAATCTTTTGATCGCCATTTGAAGAATGTAGTTGGCTCTTCTGCCACTAAGTATGCTGCCCTCCTACCTTTGGTTTCCGGCAGCAATAATGGAGGCAATTTTCAGACACCGCTTCAAGCGGCACAAACTCCATGGGTTATATCACAGGATACTTCAACGGATAATTCAAGCTTTAATCCAAACACCATGCAGAAGCTTTTCAGATTTGTTGCTTTGAATGAGCCCGGAGAGTGGACTAACAAAAACTTGAAAATTTCAATTGAAAATGTCAAGGCGCCCACAAATGATTTTAATACCTTTGGTAGCTTTTCGGTAGTAATAAGAAGGCTTGCTGATTCAGATAACGTGGTTCAGATTGTAGAGCAGTTCGACAACTGTAATTTAAATCGAGATTCATTAAACTACATAGGTAGAGTAATAGGCAATAGGTATACTTCGTGGGACGATACGCTCCGTCGATATCGTACGTATGGCGAACACAATAATCGCTCTAGGTACATTCGAATGGATATGAACTCTCTTGTCGATAATGGTAGTCTACCAGACAAGCGACTACTTCCTTTCGGTTTCCAAGGAATGGTCAAATACAAGGATGTCGCTCTCACAGACGCCGATGCTGCAACTGCAGTAGACTGTATTGATACAACTGGCCTCCTAGCCGACCGATACAACGATGCTTCGTTTACAATATCGATCTCAACGGCGGCTGGTGGTCTGGGTGGCACGGCTATTACATTTTTACTTGATGCCAGCGAGTCCACCGGCGGCACCGGAGGAGCAAATCAAATCATGATTGGCACCGATGATGGCATTAGCGATGCAGCCAGAGCGGCTCTCATTATCAAAGCCATTAATGCAGTTACAGATTCCAAAGTCAATTATGCGACATCGGGTAATGGTCAAGCCGGTTATGACATCGGCGTCACTGCTGCCGAAGGTTCAAGCGATACCCAAATTACGCTGACGATGGATACTGCCGGCACGACTGGCAATATTACTAGTGCGCTAGCTAGCGTATCAGGCGTCGATATAATTGATGTGACGGCTTTCACCGGCGGTGTAGGGAGCGTTCCAGCGGCACATAGCCCAAGCATTCTAGGTCTTTCTAGTTCGGCTTATGGCGCCGGCGGAACCGCTCACGGTTTGACTTCCTCCTATATGAAAAGTGGTAGTTATTTTGGACATGGTTTCACGAAGCTTACCGCTTCTATGGCATTGCCTGCGGCGATATATCGCGTAAGCGCTTCTGATGGCGGCATAGGTGAAAATACAGATGCCTATTTTGGATTTCAGGTATCCCGCGCAGTCGGCGGTACCAGGTTTGATGAATCAACCGGGGATCTTTTGAATATGGTGGGCGGCCTAACTACTAATCAGTTTAGTGTTACAACCGGTACTGAATTGGGAACAGCTTTTACGCTGGATGATTTACAATTTGTTGGCAGCGGAAACTATAAGAATGCTGCGTGGGTCTCTGGCTCTCGAGCTAGCGGTGTATCCTTAACTGCTCTTAGTTCTTCGTGGCAACAGGTGCTTAACGAAGGGTTTGATCGGTTTACGATACCGCTTCATGGTGGTTTTGACGGTCTCGACATCAGAGAACCAGAGCCTTTTAACAATACCGATTTGGCGGGCACAACCGAATTTAATCATTATGCCAATTATAGCATTAAGCGCGCAATTGATTCTGTCGCCGATCCGGAAATGGTAGAAATGAATCTTGCTGCAGTTCCGGGTGTGTGGGACGAGTCGATGACGGCCCATCTTATTAACACGTGCGAAGATCGCGCTGACGCCTTGGCAATAATTGATCTCAAGGGAGACTTTAAGGCGAAAACAGAAAACACAGAAAGTTTTAGTAGTCGTGTTGGTTCTGTATCAACTACTATTAGTAATTTACGTTCCCGCGGCCTTAATTCAAGCTATGCGTGTGCATACTATCCATGGGTTCAGGCGAGAGATTCTATTAACGGTGCTCTACTTTGGGTACCACCCTCTATTGTGGCTTTGGGTACCTTCTCGAGTTCTCAACGAAGAACTCAAGTTTGGTTTGCCCCAGCCGGTTTCAATCGCGGGGGCCTCTCAGCAGGCGCCGCCGGTATCCCGGTGGTAAATATTGTTGAACAGCTTACGCGCTCCCAAAGAGACGATCTTTATGAGGCGAATATTAATCCAATTGCTAAATTTCCTGCGGAAGGTATTGTGGTTTTCGGCCAGAAGACGCTGCAGGTAACACCTTCGGCACTAGATCGTATTAATGTGCGGAGATTACTAATCTTTGTGAAGAAGAGGATTTCTCAAATGGCCACCCGGCTACTTTTTGAGCCCAATGTTCAAAAGACGTGGGATCGTTTTGTTGGCCAGGTATCTCCTTTCTTGAATGAGGTGCGTACCAATTTTGGACTGAGCGAGTACAAGCTTGTTCTGGACGAGACTACGACGACACCAGATTTGATCGATAGAAATATCATGTACGCAAAAATATATTTGAAGCCAACCCGCGCAATCGAGTTTATTGCTCTTGACTTCAATATTACAAGAACTGGAGCATCATTTGACGATTAATAAAAGATGAGGGCAATTTTATTGACCCT